GTTCGCCCGCCGAGGCGGCCGACTGGCTGACCGACCGTGCCGGACTGCGCACCACGCGCAAGCAGGTGTCCAACTGGCTGACTCGTGGCAGGCTGTCGAAGGCACGGCGGATCGGCCGTGGCATGTGGGAATTCAATCAAGCCGAGCTGGTCGACACGCGACTTGCGCAAGAGGGTGAGTCCATGTAATCTGTAAAAGATGCACCATGCCCGAAGGGTCTGGTGCTTTTCTTTTACCAATGCTTATAATCGTTGCTGTCCGGCGTGGAGCCACTAGCAACCCTTGGAGCCGTCGCACCGAAGGACGTCGACCATGGCGGCGACACCCGTCGCGTCGGTGGCCCATGAATCGGGGGTGGCCAGCTGGGGGACCTTCGCGGGAGACGTACCCCAGACATGCCGGGCCTCCGATGGGGGATTTGATGTACAAGGTATGCTCCACCTCCGGCTGCCCGCACCTGGTATCCTCCGGCTCCCTGTGTGACGAGTGCAGGAAAGCCAAGGACAAGCGCCGCTCGCGCGGCCGCAATCCATACACCTCGAAGGCGCATCGTCTCGCACGAGCCCGTGTGCTGGCGAGGGACCCGCGATGCGTCTGCCCTGGTGACGGACCCGACGGATGCGGCAGGCACCATGGCCTGTGCGGCGCCCCCAGCACCATCGCCGACCATTGGCCGCTCGAACGCGTCGAACTCGTCGAAGCCGGACTGGACCCCAACGATCCGGCGCGCATGCGCGGCCTGTGCAAGCGTTGCCACGACAGCAAGACGGCAAGGACGAAACCTTCAGGCTTCAACGGTCGAAGCCTTCGCTGATTCATCTCATCTGCTGCGCGCATGCGGTACGTCGAGCCAAGCCGACGACGTCCGGCGCGCGCCGCAAGCGTGAGGCGAAGCGGAAAACGAAAAGCGATCAAGTCTTTTTCAATTCGGTTCGCGGCCCGCCGCGAAGACGAACGCGCGGTATTGGAAAACGTTGGAAAATCAACGAAAACAAACCGGCGAAACACCCACGGGGGTACCCCCTAACGGATTGGCGGCCGGAACCGCCGGAGAGCTGTCTCCGAGGTGCAGAGGGTTCAAAAGTTTCAGAGGGGGCGGGCGAAAGGCCCGGCCGCCCGCAGCGAAGGAACGGCGCGAGGCCGTCCGACGATGGAGGAGACATGCCAAGAGGAGGAAAACGCGTCAGATCCGGTCCGATGCCCGATCCGTCGAGCGGTGCGAGCGAACGCAGGGGATACACCCTGCGCAGCCTGCCGAACACCGAATACAAAGGCAGGCCGCCGAAATTCCCGCTACCACCGTATGTGCTCCGCGATTTCGACAAGGAGTCGCAGGAATGGGTCGAGGACAGGGCCGGTTCGGAATCCTGGAACAATCGGGAGGCCGAACTGTGGAAGCAATTGTGGCGTCTGCCGCAGGCGCGCGCATGGAAACAGCCGCAGCTGAAGTACCTGCACTACCAGATTGCCTCGTATGTCCGCGAATGCGTGGTGTGCGAGAGCCCGTCGGCCAAGGCGGCCGACGTGGCCGTGAAGATCAGGCTCGAGGACCGCATCGGCCTGTCCGAGGCCGGATTACAGGCGCTCGGCTGGAAGATCTCCGAGGACAACGTCGACATGGCCGCCCACGAGGTGCCCGCCACGGACGCGGAGGCGTCCGAGAGCGGCATGGACACCAAGATCGTCCAGTTCCCACGACGCCTGAGGGCGTGACATGGCCGACGACTGGATCATCGACTTCCCGACGCTCGCAGACCTGCAGGATGCGTGGGTTCGGCGTCACGTGCGCCAGCCCGACGGCATCCTCCGCGGCAAGCCCTTCTGCTGGTCCGATTGGCAGTTCTGGTACGCCGCACACCGCTGGAGGGTGCGCGAGGACGCGGAATTCATCCCGCCCGAAGAGGTCACGGTGGACAATCCGCTCGTCCTCAACCAAGCCTTCCAATATCGTCTGACCGGCTGCATTGGCCCGCAGAAGACAGGCAAGGGGCCGACCGAGGCCTCATGCGCCATCCTCGAAGCCTGCGGCCCCGTCGTGTTCGCCGGATGGGCGAAAACCGGCGACGTGTACCGCTGCTCAGACAACGGCTGCCCCTGCGGATGGGTCTACCACTACAATCCGGGCGAGCCGAAGGGCATGCGCCACCCGTCGCCCCTCATCCAGCTGACCGCGAACTCCGAGGACCAGGTGCGCAACGCCTACCGGCCATTGGTCGCCATGATCAGGCTTGGTCCGCTGAAACAGCTGCTCAAGGTGCGCGAGGACTTCATCCGCATCCTGCGCCCCGGAATCAACTTGGATGATGACGATCTCGACCTCGACCGCATCGACGTGGTCACCGCCTCGGCCACCAGCCGTCTGGGCAACCCGATCTCGGACGCCGAACAGGACGAGGCCGGTTTGTACACCAAGTCGAACGGCATGCTCGACGTGGCCGACACCCAACGCCGTGGCGCCGCCGGCATGGGCGGCAGGACGCACTTCTGGACCAACGCCTACGACCCCGGCGAGAACTCGTACGCCCAACAGCAGTTCGAATCGGCCAGCAAGGACGTGTGGATCTTCTACCGCAACCCCGACCTGAATCCCGATTTGCGACACAAGGACGGCACGCCATACAGCTTCAACAACCGGCGCGAACGCCGCAAGATCCTCGAATGGGTCTACGCCGGAAGCCCGTGGGTGCCCTTGGACTCCGTCGAAGCGGAGGCCGAGGCGCTCATGGAGAAGGACCCGGCACAGGCCGAGCGCTTTTTCGGCAACCGAATGGTGCAGGGAGGCGGCGCATGGCTCGAGGACGGACTATGGGAGAGCTGCTATGCGGGACAATAGACCACTCAACAAATCAAGGATGCGGACGATGAGGCAATACAATCTTCCGCTGCTGCAAAAGGTGCGGACGGTTGGCAGATACGACATGCCAATGCTTGCAAAACAGGACGTCACCACCCCTGACACGTTGATGGGCTTCAATTACGCGACCGGCAAAAAGACAGTCAAGCATTGCGGAATCCATTTCTTCATCGATGACTACCAGTTCCAGAGAGTCTGGAACCAGCCGGACAGATACATCGCACCGCTCAAACGCTTCCAGTGTGTGCTGACGCCTGATTTCAGCACATACATGGACATGCCGGAAGCGATGAAGATCTATAACGTCTTCCGAAGCCGTCTGATCGGAGCATACTGGCAGTCCTGCGGGCTGAAAGTCATCCCAACGCTTCAATGGGCTGGCCCAGAATCGTTCTCTTACTGCTTTTCAGGCATTCCAAACAACTCCACCGTCGCGGTAAGCACTGTCGGAGCGAATGACAATCCGACGGCAGAGCTCTATTGGCGGCTCGGCATGCGGTACGCGATCGACAGGCTTGAACCGGAAAAGATTCTCCTCTACGGAGATGCCATTCCGTTTTTCGACTTCGGTGGCGCCGAAGTCGTCGCATACGAAAACAGCAATGTGGAAAGGATGAAAAAATGGGCGGAAGAGGATCAAGCTCGGGCGCAGGCCGTGGCGGACATGGCGGCGGAGGGGGAGGCTCTGCCACCGACCTCTCATCCGTAAGCGACTCGGATCTCACCAAGATGATGCGCGATGCGGGAAGCCGCATGGACGCCGCATCGGAAATCATGCAGAGAACCGCGCACGGAGCCACACAATACAACCAGCGCATGCCGGAAAGCGTGTTCCCGGAGGCAACCAAGGCGAACTACGACAAATACCAAGCGGCTTCCAAGGCATTCCACACCGCCAGAGCACAGCGCGACAGAATCTCCGACGAACAGATCCGACGCCAACCAAAATCAAGCGGCACAAGCCGCGCATTCGTCAATTCCTTCGGCGAAGCGACGACAAGGGAGATCACAAACCAGAACTACCAGCGCTCGCAGAAGAGTTTGTCGAAATCGGTCTTGAGGAACATGGGATACTAGCATGTCCGAGCATGAGCTTTGGCTTGAGAACCCGCCGAAAGGCACAGAGGTGTGCCTCGGCTTCGACGGCTCCGAGAACGACGACTGGACATGCATCAAGGCGGAAACCCGTGAGGGCTTCATCTTCACTCCGCGCTATGGCGCGGATCGTCGTCCGACGATCTGGAATCCGAAGACGTGGGGCGGGCGCATCCCGCGCGGCGAGGTCAACGCCGCCATGGACGAGCTCAACGACCGGTACAAGATAATTCGCGCCTACTGCGACCCAGGATTCCGCGACGAGATGTCGTGGGAATCGCAGATCGAGGCATGGGACTCCCAATACGGGCCGAAGAAATTCATCCCCTGGTCGATGAGCGGTTCGAGCCGTATCACCGCCGTATGGGAGGCGTTGAAACGCTTCGAATCCGACCTCGAACACTACGCCATCACCCAGGACGGGTGTCCGATCACCATCACGCACATGCGCAACGCAAGACGCTTCGCCAAATCCGGTGAACGCTACGGGCTGGGCAAGCCGAAGCAGACGCGGAAAATCGATGCGGCGGTGACGTGCGTGCTGGCGCATGAGGCGGCATGTGATGCACGTGCCGCCGGTTGGGGCAGGAAACGCAAGGCGTACCTGCTGACTGGTTCTACTACGAGGGGGTTCTAAATGATTCGTACCGCCGATGACGTGAATCGCATGGCGAATCTTCTCGCCTTGAAGATCGAGAACCGTCGGCCGGGCATCAGGAAGCATACGGATTACGTGCGTGGCAAGCGCGGCACACTGAAATTCGCGTCCGACGAATTCAAACGCTACATGGCGGACCGGTTCTCAGGTTTCGCCGACAACTGGTGTCTGCCTGTGGCGCAGGCGCCGGTCGAACGCATCCACTTCAAGGGCTTCATCCCATATGACGACCGCGAATTGGATTCGCACGTGATGCGCGTGTGGGAGCGCAACGACTGCGACCGCAAGCTGCAGGAGAGCGCGCTGATGATGACCACGACCGGACGTGCTTTCGGCCTGGTCACGTCGATGCCGGACGGCAGGGCGCGCATCAGCTTCGAGCATCCGGACAGCGCGGCAGTGCACTATGATCCGCTCACCGGCGAGGTCGATGCCGGGCTGCTGGTCCGATACGACGAGGAGCACGAGTTCGGCACGCTGCTGCTGCCGGACATGGTCTTCGACGTGGTGCGCGTGCGTGCAGGCGGGGACGACGAGCGTAACCGTCTGCCGCCCGGCGTGGAGGGCTGGCGGTTCGTGCCGGATTCGGCGCGCGAGAATCCTCTCGGCCGAGTTCCGCTGGTCGAATTCCGCAATCAGATGCTCCTGGATGACCTGCCGATCAGTGATGTGGAGCAGGTCGAATCGATGCAGGACGCCGTCAACGTCTGCTGGGCCTACACGCTCAACGCCCTGGACTTCGCGTCCATGCCTGCGAGGGTGATACTCGGCGGCGACTCCCTGTCCGAGCCGGTCTTCGACAAGGCGACCGGAGAGCAGGTCGGTGAACGCCCCGTGAACCTCGACAAGCAGGTCATGGAGCGCATCATGCAGATCACCGGCGACAACGTGTCGATCGGCGAATGGACAGCCAGCAACCTGCAGGCTTTCCTGCCGATCATCCAGAAGGCCGTCGAGCACATCGCGGCCGAGACACGCACGCCCGGCCACTACCTGCTGACGAATGCGGAGGTGCCGGCCACCGGCTACGAGGTCGCCGAAGCCGGCCTCGTGTCGAAGACATTGGAGCGCATCAGCTTCATGCGTCAGCCGGTGCGCGAATTGTGCGTGATGGCCATGATGCTCGAGGACGATGAGGAATCAGCCCGCATCCTCGAGGATTCAAAGGTCGTGTTCGCCACACCGCAATACCGGTCCGAGGCCCTCATGGCCGACGCGATGCTCAAATACAAGAAGCTCGGATACCCGTTGCAGTGGATCGCCGAGCAGATGGGTCAGAGTCCGGAGGACATCAAGCGCATCATGCGCATGGTGGACGACGAGAATCACGATCCGGAGATGGCGGAGATAGCCCGCAGCCTGCAGGTCGGAGGTGCATCTGATGACGGTGACGCTGGAGAGCCTGTCGGACAGTCGGCACACTCTGGCCAGACTGTGCCTGCTGGCCGTGAGGGCGGCGGACAAAACGTGGAAGGGCGTGGATCCGAGGCGGGTGCGTGACAGCTGGAATCGGACAAACGCCGATTTCCTTACGCTCTTCGCCACACTGCAGACCCGCGCCGCGAGCGACGCGATGGACTCGTCCACGTTGATGCTCGCCGAACAGGGCGACTACGTGCGCCCTGACGGTATTGCGAATCCCCTCGCCTTCGGGACGGGTTTCGCGCCGAGCGGCATCGACCTCGAATCATATTTCGATATCCCGGTGACGCGCACTTTGTCGGCCATCAAGTCAGGCATGGGCGAATCCGATGCCATGACGGCAGGTCGTGCTACGCTTCGCCAGATGGCCATGCAGGCCATCGAGGACACGTCAATCAGCGCGATGGGCGTCAGCATCACGCAACGTGCCGGCGTCGGCTATGTGCGAGTCGAATCACCCGACTGCTGCCCAAGATGCGCCATCCTCGCCGGAAAATACTTCCGGCACAACAACGACTTCCTTCGTCATCCGAAATGCCACGGCCGCACCATCCCCTGCAAAGGCAAGGACAAGGCCGAGAAACAAGGCTGGATCACATCGCCGATGGACCGCTTCAACAACATGAGCGAAGAGGAGCAGGACAAGGTCTTCGGACATGCCGACGCGCAGGCAATCAGAGACGGCGCCGACATCTACCAGGTCGTCAACGCGCATCGAGGCATGCGGCCAATCGGACGCGGCAACATCCGCATGACAACGTCCGAAGGCACCAGCCGCTACGGGTGGAGCCGCATGATCCGCAAATACGAATACGGCCAACGCCAGAGGCGCAGGCTCACGCCGGAGGGCATCTACAGCTTCAACCTGCCGCGCGAGCAGACCATCGAACTTCTGAAGCGCGAGGGATACATCCTGCCCGACAAGTGGCGTGAGCAGGTGCCGGAGCTTCGCCGCAGCCAATGGCTGCACGACAACGGATACCGCCAGGGACGGCATGAGGAGCTGACCGCGGCGCAGAAGCGTCTGCTCAATGCGCGGCTCCGCTACGAGGCCGCATTGGACGGCCACAATCCCTACCAGCCCGGCAAACCGGTCACGCCTGACGTGCTGGCGAAGGCCGAGAACTCGTATCGCCGCTGGCTTTCCAGCAACGGCGAAAAATACACCGAATGAAAGGAAACACTATGTCCGATGGACAACAGCAGGATCCGAACACCAACGATCCGGGCGCGCAGGAGCCACCCGTCGACTGGCACGACAAGTTCCTAGGCCAGAAAAAGGTCAACAACGACCTCGAGGCGAAGCTCAAGACCGCCTACGAGAAGGCCGACCGCGTGGACGACCTGGAGAAGCAGGTCGCTGACTGGGAGAAGCGCGGCAAGGAATTCGAATCCGCGCAGGCCACGATAGCCGGACTGCAGAAGCAGGTGCTCCAGGCGAATGTCACCGCCGCGGCCACCGGCAAGCTCATCAATCCGGGAGACGCATTGAAGCTTATCGATTTCTCCGACCTGACCGCGGACGATCAGGGAGGATACGACCAGAAGGCGATTTCCAAGAAAATCGACGATCTGGTCACGGCACACCCGTATCTCGCGCAAGGCGGGAACAAGGCTGGCCTGGCGGGAATCATCCCACCGTCAGGCGCCCGTGATGGCGATCATCAGGCGGGACAGCTTACCAGGGACGATCTGAAGAACATGACCCCGAAGCAGATCGAGGAGGCGCGCCGCAAGGGCCGTCTGGATGACCTGCTCGCAGGCCGCAGCAAGTAAGGAGGCCACCAGCAATGGCAATCACCAATTTCATCCCCGAGGTATGGTCCGCCGCCATCCTCGAAGCCCTGCGCGCGAAGCTCGTCTTCCCGAGCCTGTGCAACCGCGATTACGAGGGCGACATCCGTGAGGCCGGTGACACCGTGCACATCACCGGATACGACGACGTGACCGTGCGCAAGTACGTCCGCGGCCAGGCGATCACCGTCGACGATGTCAATGACAAGGAAGCAGCCGTTCTTGAAATCAATCAGTCCGACTATTTCGCCTTCAAGGTCAACGACCTCAACAAGGCTCAGGCCAAGGCGGACATGACTGGAAAGTTCACCAATTCCGCCGCCTACAACATGATGAAGAACGTGGAGAACTACATCTCTAATCTCATGGACACTGCCGTCAGCACGCCGGCGAAGACCGTGGCCGTCGGCACCCCCGCCGACGCGTATCTCGCCGTCGTGGAAGCCGGACGGAAGCTGGATGTTCAAAACGTGCCCGACGAGGGACGCTGGCTCGTCGTCAGCCCCGACTTCTACGCCTTGCTGCTGCAGGACTCCCGCTTCATCGAAGGCACCGAAGCAGGCCATAATACGCTGCTCAACGGCGTGGTCGGCCAGGTGCGCGGCTTCACTGTCGTGAAGTCCAACAATGTGCCGCACAAGTCCGCCAGCCCGGACACACAGTCCATCCTCGCAGGCACGAACGCCGCCGTGACCTTCGCGCAGCAGGTCAGCAACGTCGAGGCTATGCGCATGCAGACCGACTTCGCCGACATGGTCCGCGGCCTCGACCTGTACGGCGCCAAGGTCATCCGCCCCGAGTGCCTGACCAAGATTACCCTGAACCTCTCCACCACCACCGGTCGTTCCCTGCAGGATGCGCAGACCCCTGTCGTGAGCGGTACCACCGCAGACAGCGACGGTGAAGAGGATGCTGCTGCAGGCAAGAAGAGCGGCAAGTAGTCGAGTCCGATGATCGGAGGCTGAAATGACCGCACTGGCCACCTTGGACGACCTGAAACATAACGGCATCGAAGTGACCGATGAGCAGACGGCAACCAGTCTGCTCGACTCGGTCTCCGAAGCCGTCCGCTCGGCCGCCGGCTGTCCGATCACCCTCGGCGAATGGACCGTCGACATCCCCGGAGAACAGTCCAGGAAACTCGACCTGCCATGCAGGGCCGTCAGAAGCGTTTCCAAAGTGCTCATCGACGGCAAGACCGTCGACGACTGGCGGCTCCTCGGATCCGCACTCTACCGCGAAGAGCCGTGGAGCCCCTTCGGACGCATCCCGTCGGTCGTGACCGTCACCTTCACAGGCGGCTGGAATCCGATACCCGCCGATATCGTCAGACTCGTCTGCTCGTACGTCGCAGCCGGACTCCACCAGCTCGAGGACGGAGGCCCCGGCGCCCACGTCGGCGTCAGCTACGAACGCGTCGACGACGCACAGGTCGGATACGCGCAAGGCGATGCCGCCCAAATCGATGCGACCGAACTGCCGGAAGCGACCAGACGCAGCCTGCGCAACCGCTTCGGCGCGAACGTCTCTTCGATAGGGGTGTTCCGATGAGAATCAGCGCATCATTCCTCTCCAAGGCCCGCCGTGACGCGGAAGGCCTCATGACCGACCAGTGCACGGTAACCCGCCCAGGCGAGTCCACCACGGATCCGGACACGGGACTGCCGGACACCGGCACGGAGCAGGTGTACCAGGGCAAGTGCAAGGTGCAGACCTCGGGCGGTCTCGCCAGCGAGCAGACGGAGGGTAGTGCGGCGCAGGCCATGGGCGCTGTAAGTCTCGTCTGGTCGCTGTATGTGCATTTCCCTTACGACACGTCCGGCCTGCGTGCCGGTGACGTGGTGGAGGTCACGGATTCCGCGAATCCGCTGCTTTCCGGCCGACGGTTCCGGCTCGTCTCCCCGCAATCGGAGAAGAGCCATGTCACCGCCTGCCGCTGGAATGTGAAGGAGGACGCATGAGTCTTGTGAACGTGGACGCGAGCCAGCTGAAAGCCTTCGGAACCACTCTCGCAGGCGGTGCCACCGTGCGTCGTGCATTGGTGTCCGCCGCAGTGAAGAAGGGCGCGCAGAACGTCAAGGAAAGCATCGAGGGCGATCTGAAAACGTCCCGGAACGCCGCCTTCCGGCGCATCGGCATCCATTACACGATGCAGACCGTCGGAGCGTCGGGCATCGCCGCCGACATCAGCCCTACAAAGGGCGGTGCGGGCAGTCTGGCCAACATCGCCTTCTTCGGCACCGCCAAGGGCGGTGGAAGCCACCGCTTCTACGAACACGCCGAAGAGGAATTGCCGTCGCTTGCAAGGCATGTGGCGCAGGCGGGGACGGAGGGATTCGCATGACCTCGATCATGACCCTGACCGGCACCATCCTCGACCACATCCCGCAGCCGGCCAAAGGTTGGACTGTGTACCGGCAGACAGCGCCGAAGCCGACGGACAAGCCGCCGTGGATCATCGAGACGGTGACCACCAACGGCCACCTCGTCGGAGAGACGCAACGCCCTCATTGCGGCATCGGCACACTGCAGGTGCGCATCGTCAGCACCACCGCGGATTCCGTCAACGTCATCGCCGACGACCTCATGGTCCCCGGCCTGACCGGCAAACGTTTCGTGGCGCAAGGCTTCGACACCGGCTGTCTCACCCTCTTCTCCGACTCCGGCGCCTACGCCGCTGGACTCACCGCCGAGGAGACGGCGCTCCTGTACCAGTGCCGCCTGCTCACCTTCAAATTCAACTGGTCGCGCATGTGACCGAAACCAATGTTTCCAACCCCTTTCGGCATTAGCCGCGAGGGGTTTCGTCTTAAGGAGCGAAATATGGTCCTCAATCTGGGAACCGAAATCCCGTCCACGCCAGCGGACGGAAAGGTCAACACCATCTGGGTGCCGTCCATCAAGGACATCAACCATCCGACCGCGTCCGAAATCTCCAACGGCACCGACCTGTCAAACTACGTGACATTGGGCGGTTGGTCCTGCTCTCCAAGCCAGGACACGATCAGCGACCAGCGCGAGAACAGCTCGATGGACTTCGAGAACCCAGGCAGGAAGAAGATCAGCAACCCGTCCGTCGAGGTCATCGACAACACCAACACCGAGCACGCCAACCAGAACGCCGCGATGGACACCCTCAAGGAGGGCGCGGAAGGCTATTTTGTCCGTCGATACGGCAAAGACACCGACCGCACCTTCGTCAGCGGCGACGTGGTCAACGTCTACGCCGTCCGCATCGGCATGAGCGCCAAGGACGCGATCGCCGCCAACACGGTGCTGCGCTCCAAGGTCAACTTCACCATCAAGGCCCCCGGCTGGGCCGAGAACGTGAAGGTCTCCTGACAATTCTTCCCGCGTCGGACTTTGTTCCCTTCGCCGACGCGGGAACCTCTCAAATTCTTCGCAAAGGAACACCAACACAGGACTTTTTACGGAGCGAAGGAACATCATGCTCAAAGTGACACGCAAGACCAAACAGGTCGACATCATCCTCGACCAGGAGCTCGCCGAACGCATCGCCATGCTCGGAGACCAGCTCGCCCGCGAACTCACCGCGGAACAGGTCACCGAGGCCGGCGCCAACAACGCCGCCAAACGCACCGCCAAACGCATCGAGGAATTGAGGAAGCAGGCCGAGGCAAGCACACTCGTCATCACCCTGCGCGCCATGGGCGTGAGCAAATGGGCCCAGACCCTCGCCGCCAACACCGTCACCAACGGCGCCACCGCCGGAACCCGCGACATGTTCGGAACCGCCGCCACCGCACTGCCGCAGATGGTCGAGACGGCCACCATCGGCGGCAAGCCCGTCGACGACGCCGACCTCACCAAGGACGCCCTGCTCACCCTGTTCGGCGAGATGACCGACGGACAATTTACCCCGCTCTGGCACGCCATCAACGAGCTCAACGGAACCGTCGCGGACCCAAAAGCGGCATTCGACCTAGCCTCGAAGGTTCTCCGCGGCTGATAGAGGACCTACGGCTCTGCCGCCAGCTCGGCATCAGCTACAAACGGTGGATGGGATGGACGCCATCCATCACCGTCCAACGCGACAGCCACCGCCGCATCATCGGCTACCAGGCCGAACCTGAATGGGATGAGACCGAACGCGACTGGATGCGCGCACTCGCCGCATACGAGCAGACCCTCTGCCCACTGTGCGGATTGCCGCGAGACATCTGCCAGTCACCCGACGCGGAATTCAACCTCCACGCCGAAACCAGCATCTGTTGGGCGTCCACCCACATGCAGGAAGCCATGCGCCGCTGGCAGAAAGCCAACAAGGACAGTCCAGCCAGAGACTCGCTCGTCGCACATATCACCGACTGAAAAGGAGGGGAAATGGCCGACAACAAGAACATCGTCGTCCGACTCATGGCCGACACCTCGCAGTATGAGGCCAGTCTGGCCAAGGCCGGTAAAAGCACCGAGGAGCTCGCCGGAGGACTCGAAAAGTCCGGCAGCAAGACCGGCATCGTCACCAAGGGCATCACCGCCGCGGGATTGGCCGTGGCCGCGTTCGGCGTCGCATCCATCAAGATGGCCGCCGACTTCGACGAGCAGATGAGCACCGTGCAGGCCAACTCCGGCGCCACCACTGCGCAACTCGGCCAATTACGCGAGGCCGCACTGCAGGCCGGTGCGAGCACCGTCTACACTGCGAGCGAGAGCGCCGGTGCGATCAACGATCTGGCCAAGGCCGGCATGAGTGTCAGCGACATCCTCTCCGGCGGCCTGACCGCATCCCTCAACCTCGCCGCCGCAGGACAGATGGACGTCGGAAACGCCGCCGAATACATGAGCCAGGCGCTCACCATGTTCCACCTGTCCGGCAAGGACGCCACATCCACCGCGGATGCATTGGCCGCAGGCGCGGACAAGGCCGTTGGCGACGTGTCGGACTTCGGCGAAGCGCTCAACAACTGCGGCGTCATGGCGAATTCGTTCGGCATGAATCTGCAGGAGACCGTCGGCGTTCTCGGCCTCTTCGCCCAGAACGGCATCGTCGGCGCCGAAGCCGGCACACAGCTCAATTCCATGTTGATGAAGCTCGCCAATCCAGCCTCCGACGCGAAGAGCACCATGGAAGAGCTCGGCATCAGCACTCACGACGCGAGCGGAAAATTCGTCGGCATGACCGACCTCGCCGGCCAATTGCACGACAAGCTCGGCAGCCTCACCGACCAGCAGCGCCAGCAGGCCGAAGCCACCATCTTCGGCAGCTACGCTATCAAAGGCGCCGGCATCATCATGGACGCCGGCAAACAAGGCGTCGAAGACTGGACTAAGGCCGTGTCCGACAGTGGTTTCGCCGCACAGCAGGCGTCCAACAAGACCAACAACCTCAAGGGCGACCTCAAGATGCTCGAGAGCGCCACCCAGTCCGCCATGACCAAGATCGGCGAGGGCGCGCAAGGGCCGCTCCGCAAGCTCACCCAGGGCCTGACCGACCTCATCACCGACTTCGGCAACCTCCCCGCCGGAGTCCAACAGGCAATCGTCCTCGGAGCAAGCCTCACCGGCATCCTCGCCGGACTCCACAAGGCCGTCACACCACTCAACACCAGCACCAGCGCCGCAGCCCAAGCCTTCGGCCTGCTCGCCGACCCCATCCAACGCATCGCCATAGCCGGACCACAACTCAAAAGCGCCTTCACCGACATCACCACCGCCATCAAAGGCACCGACACCGCCGCCATGGCCGACGGACTCACCCGCACCCAAATCGCAGCCCGAGGCCTCCGCGGAGGACTCTCTGGCATCGTCACCCTCCTCGGCGGACCATGGGGAGTCGCACTCACCGTCGCCGGATTCGCGCTCGCCGCATTCGCCAGCGCCCAGCAGAAGGCCAAGGAGGCGCAGGACGAGCTCAAGACGAGCATCGAGTCCAGCAGCAACATCGCCGAGACCATCGCCGACCATTTCCAGAATTTGAAAATCGGCGGTGAGGACGCGTCCAAGGCCATGAAGGAGATGGGCGTCAACCTCACCGACGTGACCAGCAGCGCCATGGGCAACGGCACCGCCATGCAGAAGGTCAAGGACGTGCTCGAGGAGTACGTCCAGGCCGCTGGGGACGACACCTCCGAGATGTCGAGGCGCCGCGCCGTGGCCGACGACCTCACGTCCGAAATCAACAAGGAGTCCAAGGCCTACAAGGAAGCGTCCGACAAGGTCAAGGAAAAGACGAAGGCCGCGAATGATGCCGTGGGCGCCGATGGCAAGAGCGCCTCCTCCGCCAAGCAGGCGGCCAGCGCAACCAAGGATCTCGGCAGCAGCGCCAAGGACGCGGCCGAGGAAATCGACGGACTCGTCAAATCGCTCTTCGGCCTGGAATCCAATAACCTCACCGCCGACGAGGCGGTCGACCAGCTCAACCAGAAGATCGGCCAACTGTCGGACACCTGCAAGGACAATGGTGTGGTCTTCGACCAGTACGGCAACCTGCTCGACAAATTCTCCGAGAAAGGCACGAAGACCAAGCAGGCTCTCGAGGACATCGCCAGCAGCGCGCAGAACGCCGCCGAGAAGATCCTCAAGCAGGGCGAGAACACCAACTTCTCCAACGGCGAACTCAATCGCGCCAGAGTGGTGCTGCAGGACGCCCGCGAAGCGGTCATCCGACAGGCCGAAGCGTCCGGCATGAGCGCGCAGGCCGCCAACGACCTCGCCGATCGCTGGGGCTTGAGCTCGTCTCACATCCAGTCCAGCATCACATCAATCGAAAAAGCCGCCCGCGACAACAAGGCGAAGCTTGACGTTGACGATTCCAAGGCCAAGAAGAAGACCAAGGACGCCAAGACGAGCCTCGGCAAGTTCCACGAGATCGACGCGAAGGCCACGCTGGACGCCGACGCGAAGAAGGCCACGGCCAGCGCCAAGAAGGCGCAGAAGATGATGCAGGCCTTCAACAAGACCCACGTCAAGGCGACCCTCGATGCGACCGACAAGGCGTCCAAAAAAGCTAAGACGGCCTCCGCGAATGTCAACAAGCTCAACAACAAGAAGGCTACCGCCAAGCTCGACGCCAAGGACAACGCCTCGCCGAAGGTAGACAAGGCCAACGCGAAGAAACTGTCAAACAAGCGCAACACCTTGGATTCCACCGACAGGGCAACGCCGAAGGCGAACGCCGCGAACGCGAAGAGGCTCAACAACAAGAAGAACACCCTCGATTCGACCGACAAGGCCGGACCGAAGGTAGACGCCGTTAACCGCAAGAAGCTGAACGACAAGAAGAGCACCGCCTCGGTCAACGACCAGGCGACTCCGGTGCTCCGCTCCATCAACAACTTCAAGATCGCGGACAAGAGCTTCACCGTCACTGAGAAGACGAAGAGGGAGGGTGGCTACACCGGTGGAATGTTCACCGACGGCACCTTCCAGCAGCTCGCCGGAGGTGGCATGTTCTCCGGCTACGTGGATCCGGCGTGGGCGCCGGGCAATGGTTTGAGCGACAGCGTGTATCTGCTCAACGCTCGTCTCGCCGCAGGCGAGTACACGCACAGGGCTGCCGCTGTCGAATATTACGGGCTTGAGACCATGCGCGCCATCAACGAGATGCGCGTGCCTCGCGAGGCGTTCATGACAAGTCACAGCATGCCGGATGTTTCCGTGCAGGTGGATACGCGTGCCGTCGTTGCTGCGATCACAAGTCTGCACAACGATCTTGGCGCGATCATCTCCACTGCTGCAGGAGATTCGACAATAAGCGACCGCGACTTGGGGAGGTTGATTCGCAGGTATGCGAGAACTTAAATACACTGCCCATGGCGGCACGGTCATCGATCTCAACACCGATGATTTGTGGGTGGCTGACCTGCAGGAAATGCGAGGGTACGCATGGACGTACACGCTGGCCACGCGCGGCATCAAATCGGTGAGCAGAAACGCTTCGACGGCGAAAATGACCGTCCACACCACGGATCCGTCAAGATTGGACGTGGTGCAGACGGCTTTCGATTCGGACGTGCAGGCTGTTACGCCAGGCATGTTGACCGTCGATGGCGAATGGTTCCAGCGGGCGTATGTCGTCGGCTCGTCGCTTGGCCTTGTGCCGTGGCCGGATTATGCGCAGGTCGATTACACTGTGATCTTGTGCGATGGTGTTTGGCGTCGCGCGCTGCCGGTGCAGCATTTCTTCCCGATAACGGCAGGTACCGGTTCGCAGATCGACCTTCCACTGGATCTGCCGACCGATTTGGCTCCGTCGAAAATCGCTTTGACGGTGCATAATCCGACCGACAAGGCCGCTGAGTTCACTGCGGTCATTTTCGGCCCTTGCGTCAACCCGTCTTTCCAGATTGGCGGCAACACTTACGCGATTGATGTGACAGTGCCGGAAGGCGGTCATATGTCGCTGTCGGCCACTGGATTGCGGAAGACGATAACGTTGGCAGCCGAAAACGGCGACGTTTCGGATGTTTTCGACAAAGGCGTCCGCGGCAACGGCAGTGGAAGCGGCTCATATGTTTTCGAGCCGATACCGGCCGGAGATTCGCTATTGACGGTTTCCGGCAATTTTGGCATCGATTTGACCATGTTTGACGTTTCTGGAGGTGTGCCTTGGCTGACGTTATCCTCGCTGATGACAAGCTGACGCCACATGCGAGCGTATCGCGAGTGACGTTGGATTGGGCTTGCGGCACGGACGAAAACGACTTCGAGCTGACCATCGATGACGCACTCGCGCCGAACATTTCACAAGGCTGGTATTTCTGGCTCGATGGAAGTGATGTTGGAGGCCGAATAGTCGATCGTCGCGTGTCTGTCGCCGGAGGAACGTCTACGACAACCTGGATCGGCCAATCATGGACCGGAATGCTGGCAGCGAAGATCCTCCAACCTGATCCGAGACAGGATTATCTCACGGTGTCAGGCAAACTGCCGGACATACTGACTGGGCTGATGAAGCGTATTGGCCTGGATGGTGTGTTCACCGTCCAATCAGATGATTCTTCGACTGTCACCAATTGGCGTTTCGAGAATCCACGATACGTGGACGCCTACACAGGATTCCGCAATCTGCTCGCATCCTGCGGCAGACGCCTCGACTTCCAAGCCAAGGACGACCATATCCTGCTTGGCATCACACCGGTCGGCATCATCACCAACACGATCGATTCCGACTTGGTGGACTTCAGGGCCGAAACCAACCGTCGCGCGCCGAATCATCTTATCGGCCTTGGCTTGCAGGAGCTCAAGAACCGCTTGGTTGTCGACTGCTTCGCGGACGCGAAAGGCGCGGTGAGCGATAAGCAGACGTTCAGTGGCGTGGACGAGGTCTGCGCCACATACGATTACTCAAATGCAGATTCCGCCACGTTGAAATCCGAGACGAAGAAGCATTTGCAGGAATTGCAGACCGGTGGATCGGTCGAGGTGACGTTGTCCGATGAGGTCGGAGACGGTCTGCGTGTGGATGACAAGATTGTTGCGACGGATCAGGCTTCCGGTGTCAACGTCACCGCCGTGGTGACGAAGCGGGTCGTGAAAATTGATTCCGGGATTTTGACTTCGACGTTCGAGGTCGGACTGCCGGTGCAGTCGGCGAATGCGAACTATTCCGGTTCTTCGTCTTCCTCTTCGTCTTCGTCTTCGGGTTCAACCGGTGGTGGCGTGTCTTTGACGGCTGGCCGTGGCCTGTCGATTTCAGGCGGCACGATCAACGCGGAGGTCGCTTCCGAGGATTTAGATTCCGTCAGGCAGGTCGCCGAGTCGGCGGACAGGACGGCTTCCGGTTTCGCGGCGCAGATCGGCAAGGCGAATCAGACCGCCGAGGATGCGAAGAACGTCGCCGATGCGGCCAAGAGCGTGGCCGACAGTGCCAAATCGGGCATGATGACCGATGACGAGCGGTCGAAGCTCGCTTCGGTCGAACGGGGCGCGAACGCCTACACGCTGCCGGAGGCGTCCACGGACGTGCTTGGTGGCGTGAGGGTGGACGGTTCCTCGATCGTGAGCGTGGATGGTGTCATCAGCGCGCATGTCGGCGACGGCGGTTCCGGGAAGGCCGTGTTCCCGGTCGGCTATGTGGTGATGAACACGACGGGCGTTGACCCCTCCGTGGATTTCGGCGGCACGTGGAGGCAGTTGCCTTCGCTTGGTTGTTTTACGTTTGAAAGGATTGGATAGTGAAATCTGACGGTTACTCGAAGTACGTATGCGACAAGTGCGGCAAGACCGCTTACGTCGCCGCTGGCGACACGGAGGCGCGTGAATGGTTCACCGTGCGCCGGTATTCGGCTGGCAAGGCGACCCGCATCGCGGATGATGTGACGCCCGACATTTACGAATTGTGCTCCAAATGCAATACGTCTTTCATGACGTTCATGCAGAAGGACGATGAAGCGTTTGAAGCATGGTTGAAGGAGGTTGAACAGTGACCATCGAACTGGTTGACGGCAAGGCCGGAGTTGCACACATCTCAAGCGAGGACAAGGCGATCATCCATCAGGCCAAGTTCTCGAAGTCCGACGTGGTGTACGACTGGGGCGACGCGTTCAAATGCTCTATGAGTTCGTCCAACAGGGCGACGATCGGCACCGGCTGCGCGTCGATACAAGGCTTGGACTGGCATATCACGGCGGCGGAATCGGTGACGATCTCCAACGGGTCGCAGGGCATTAAACGCAATGACATCATCTGCGCGCATTACCATCGAGATTCCAAGACCGGTAATGAGAATGTGGAATTGACCGTGTTGAAGGGTTCGCCGAATGCGACTGCCGCCGCTGACCCGAAGGTTCCGTCAGGGAAGATATTGTCCGGCGCGGTTGACGCGTACATGCCTCTCTGGCGCATTCCGTTGAATGGCATCACGGTCGGTACGCCGGTGCGCCTGTTCACGCCGAGGGGGGCTTTGTGGGATTCCGTAACCCTCCCATTTGGCAACGGCAACGGCAACAGTAATGGCGGAATATACCCAATCGGTAAGGTATCTAGCCCAAATGCGATCAAGTCCTTGAATGGCAGAGCTACACTGTCGTCCGGAACGACAGTGGCGATTCCATTCATCCACCCGTCATACCTGCAACGTTCGGTCCAAGTATCGATTGCACCTGATGGGACAGTCAATCTGCTCGTTGGTCCTGAAATTACTGTCACAGGTGGAATCGTGGAAATCCATTTTTAATAGCATTCCGTAACCCAGACGTGCCAATTGCAATGGCAGTCCACCGGCTCGTTCGTTCCGTTTGCTTATGGCGCTTCGAACACCATCACGGTCAGGGATGGTTTGATTTTCGTGGACCTGTCTTCGTTCCGAAGCACCGTGAACGTCGGCAACTTCACTGTCTGGATGTTCAAATCGGGCGTGAAACCCTCTAAAACGGTCGGTTTGGGGTGCGTCGCGAACGTGCACGGCACCACGTACGGCAAACAGGCGAACTGGAACACTAACGGGTCGGTGACGCTTATCGGAGGCGTTGGTTCGTCCGATATCGTCCAATGCTTCCCGAGGATTATTCCGGTGCCCGATGGTGTGGAATTCGTCTAGGCCGCCATCCAACAGCCGTGCGCCGTGGAGTAAGCGGATTTCGGGTCGCCAAGCATCTGCACCTTCCCGTCACGCTCGACAAGCAAGCTGAAACCGCAGGACGGAAACGCGATGATGCTCATGTCGGCAAGCGGACGGAACGCTTCTGGGATGGTCTCATTCGCCGTCGAGTAGTTCTGCTGTCCACTGCCGGTGAACTTGACGTTGCCGTTGATCGTGACGATGCGACCGACGCGACACAGAGTGAGGCTGTCGTTCGTATACGGCGGCTTCCATTGCTGGGTTACGGAAAACTATCCTCATGGGATCGGATAGCAGAGCGTGCCGACGCAATCCTGATTGCTACCAACGTTTCCCATGTTCGCCACTCGGATAGTTCCATCAGCTCTGGCCGTGAGGCTTCGCGACGTTTGCCCATTTGATACAAGGCAGACAGTCGACAAGTCAACGATGGGACGATACCAGGACGCGAGCTTTACCGGACATTCAACAGCATCCCAACTGCCCGAACCGATTTTCCCACTGAACTTGATCAAAATCATCCTGCCGTTACGCATGATGATCCAATTGGAATCCTGGTA